CGACGCGGGCGTGGCGATGACGCCGAGACGGTAGGTAGGGCATGCGATGGTCTGGTTGACGCCACGCTGGATCGCATCCGGTGCCCGGAAACGTGCCGTGTAGAGCGTCTCGGAGATGGTCATTGTGCCCCCTGCCTGTCAGCGCTTATCGCGTTCGCGACGGTCTGCCTCAATCGCACGCTTGCGCGCTTCCTCGCGGGCTCGCTGCTCGGGCACGCCCGAGCGAACCAGCTGCGAGGTCATGCGCTCCATGGCCTCGCGGTGCTTCGTGCTCTCGCTCATCGCTTGCCCTTCGGCACCGGCGGGTTGAGGAGTCGCTCCTTCGCCGTGTACATGGTGGCGAGGCGCTCCTCTTCGATGTTCAGCGAGGTCGCCGACGCGGGCTGCGTGACGGCCTTCCCGCGGAGTTCCTCGACCTTGCGAAGCTGATCCGCAATGATGAGGTCGATCCAGCGTTCGTCTGGCACGCGGATGGTACCCTCCTCCAGGAGGCGCTTGGCGAAGGCCCAGTAGCCTGCCGTGTCCGCACGCACCGTGAGCTGCCCGGCGAAGACACTGGGCTTCTCCCACTTGCTCATATGGACCGCGCCCTTATGGCCCTCGTAGGCCACGCAGTAGCCGCCGGGTTCGGCGTCCCACGGGATGATCGTCCATCCCCTGCGACGGTACGCGAGTTCCGCCTGATCGGTGTTCCCGTCCTTGTCGACACGGTTCACACCGGGGTCAGCGCGCATCTCGGAGAGCGCGGGGAGCCACTCGCCGTTCACGAGCTGCCAGCGGGAGGGATGATGCAGGTACCAGAAGACGGGGCTCGCGTCAGCGGGGATGAGTTCCCGCATGCTGCCGGGGCGTGTCGCCGCCCGTCCTTCGATCTGTGCGCCGCTCGCGGCGGTCTGGAATGTCGCGCTCATGGTAGCTCCTGACGCAGCAAGGCGTCGAGGTACAGGTAAGCACCTCGACGCCCGCTTGCCACCCGAGGGTGACTACCTCACTACGGGGTGGCCTTGCTGAGCACGCCCACGCCCTTGAGGTCCTGGATCTCCGCGACGCCCGCGAAGGCGTTGCCGACGATCTTGGTGAGGCCAGAGGCCGCGTCGCGCTCGAGCTCGACCACGACCTGCGAGCCGGCGGGGACGATGATGCCGCCAGCGCCCTGAATAGGAGCGGGGGTACCCGTCGCGTAGCCGATGCAGCCCGTGGAGACCATCATGCCGAGACGATCGGCGCCCGCGTTCGCAGTCGGGACGGTCGAGGACACGTAGAGGTCAACGCCGAACAGGTTTCCGCGGAAGCCCTGGCCCTTCGCGGCGATCTGGTCCTGCGTCGCCGCGACGTACTGGCCGGGGCCCGTCTCGCTGCGGAGGCTGTTGATCAGGTGGTTGATCTGCTGCGGCGCAAGCACGGCGGCGAAGGTGCCATCGTTCGACTGCAACTGGAGCTTGTAGATGGCGTCGAAGAACGTGCCCACGGTAAGCGCCACGCCCGTCGAGCCAACGCTCTGGGAGAGGCCCGAGGAGAGCGCGGCAATCATCTGCGTGAGGCGCATGCCGAACGCGATGGACATCGAGTTGGCGAGGCCCTCGACGCCGACGCCCATGCCGGCCGCCAGGGGGTCCGTCAGGGAGGCGAGGTCAGTGATGTCGTAGCGGAGCGCCTGGCGGGCAATGGTGATGGTCGCCGCGCTGGAGGTGATCGAGGTGTTCGACACCGAGCTGCCGTCACCGACCGCCGCCATGAGGTCCGTACCGGCGAGACCGACGACGGGCACCTGGAGGGCGCTGGACCCGGAGCCGTTAAGGCTGCCGAAGTTCAGGAACTGCGGAGCCTTGTAGAGCTCGGCGCGGTCGGCGAGCTTCATCTCGATCATCTTGTGCAGGACCGCGGAGACGCGGGCGTTGCCGCTCAGTGCGGCAAAATCGATATTGGCCATGAGGGCCTCCCGAAGGGTTCGATGGTTTGCCGCGCCTGTCGCTTTTTACGAGAGCTTGCCTCGAGCGCGTGAGGGTTCCCCCTCACGGTCAGACTACCTCCGCGCATGACAGAATGTCAAGGAGCGCCGCGAGCCGCCTTGATGGCGTCGAGGTTCGCCTTGAACTCTGCGTTCGACATGCTCATGATGCGCTCAGCGCTGAATGCCGTCGCGCCCGGTGACGGGGAGGGGAGCGCCGTCGCGCTGGACGCGGGAAGCTTCGTGCGCGTGTCGACCACCGGAGCGGCCTGCGCGGTCTGCGATGCCGCGGCTTCCGGCAGATACGCCCGAACGGCACGCGGGAGCGCGTCGCGGTTGCCGAGCCACTCGCCGAGGGCAGGACGTTCTTCCGCCTTGAGCTTCGAGTAGGCATGCTGTACGTACTCGATACCCTCGGCGTCGGTGATGCCCGCGGCGTAGATCTCACGCTCGATGCGGAGGGCCTCACGCTCTGCCTTCGTGGCTCCCTTCAGCTCCTCAACCTGCGCGCGGTACTTCTCGACCTCGGTGGCCGCGGGCTCGAGCTCGGCTACGCGTCCCTGAAGAGCCTTGACCTGCTCGACCAGTTGACGGATGCGGGCCTCTGCGCCCCCGGTGGCTTCGGTGTTCTCGCTCATGGTTGCTCCTGGTTGGCCTTCTGGACACGGTCCCAGACGGCGAGTTGACGTTTGGCCCACGCACGACCCGCGTCGCCGCCCCACAGGTCCCACGCGATGCGCCCTGCGCTCGGGTAGCCGGGGTGCCCTGGCTTCGCAGCCGGTGCGCTGAGGTCGGCTTCATGACGGTCGAAGTACGCGACCATCCGCTTGATGGTCTCGATGCTCACGACCTCGCGCTTCGCGAGCTGGTTCGCGCGCGTGGCGCCGACGACGGTACCGCCGCGCTTATGCTCCTCGCGCAACGCTAAGCCACGCTCCGCTACGGCGGCAACGGCGGGCGGGGCCTTGAGCTCAAAGCCCATCCGGCGCTCGTCGCGGATAAACCGCGCGTAGACCTCGGGGTGTTCGCGCTGGAGGAAGCTGCGCTGGCGTTCACTGAGAAACGGCACGTGCCACCTCGTCCGTGATGGGACCACCGACTACCCAGGCGTCGCAGGTACGGGCAGCGGCACACTTGAAGTCGAACGCCTCGCAGAGGCCGAAGTGCCCCGCGGCGACCACCTCGGCCGCGTTTGCGCCAATGCCCTTCTCGATGCACTGGATGATGGGAGTGGTCACGTTGAAGAAGGCGCAGTTACCGCACTTCATCTGAGACACCTGCTCGACAGTTGCCCGCATCCGCGCGGCCTTGCCGGCCCAGTAATCGCCGGGGTTGTTCGGGTCGGCGGGACCATAGTTCGCGACGTTGATTGCCTTCTGGCGGTTCATCAGATTGACGGCGATGTCCTGCGTCTCGATGGGACAGGAGGTGGCATATTCAATCATCGGCGTGCCATTCCCTCCGGATGTGGACGCATTGTTCTCGATTTCGATCTCGCCAGGTAGCTCACCGATGTCCTCGACGGGCTGACCGGTGATGTAGCCCTTCGCTTCCGAGATGCTCTCTCCAATCGCCATCAAGATGCCGCGTGCAGTCGCATCGGTAATGGAGGGAGCGAGCGCCTGGATCGCGGACGTCGCGGCGTCGAGCTCCTCGATAGCGTCCATAGCGCCGGTCCCGGGGGAGTCGGTTACCACGGCGGCGGGCGACGGCGTCTGCTCACTGCTCATGGTTGCTGCTCCGGTTGACGTCGTCGCCTTCATCGTTTCGATGAGGGCAAGCTTCGCGATGGCGTCAGGCTCGGACAGGTTGCCGAAGAGACGAAGCGCCTCCACGCGGTCCATGAGCCCAGCGTCGAGCATCTCCATCGCGTGCTTCCGGCGTGCGTCCAGCTCCTCGGGCGAGAGGGGGACCTCCCGGTACAGGACCGAGTATCCACCCTCAGGGAACGCGGAGCCCGTGGCGCGGTTGTAGAGGATGGCGCTCTTGGCAACGAGCTCCTCGTCGGTCGCGCGGAACTGCACGACGTAGCGGCGTTGCGCCATGCGCTTCCCCTCGTTGGAGAGGGAGATCGCATAGCCGCTCTTCGCGCTGCCCGACGTGCGCTGGATGTCCGTCTGCGAGAGGCCCGCGTCGGTCGCCAAGCGGTGAGCAATGGCGGCGATCGTGCTCTCCAGGGTGGCAACGTCCGCGCCCGCCTGGAACTGTCCAACCGTGGGCTGCGACTCCGTCGCGGCGTCCAACATGAGGATCGTCGTCGGATCGGTGACCACCTCGACGCGGGCGCCTCGCGTAAGCCCGTCCGTCATCTCCGTGCCGGCGACTCGGACGCCAATGGCGTAGCGCTGGGGGAAGGACGCGTCGCGCAGACAGTGCGCGAGGAAGGAGTAGTATACCGAGAGCGAGAGACTCCCCTCGTAGAGCTCGACTCCGAAGTACGGGTCGAAGATGCGGTCGCCGTACTGACTCGCATGGTAGAGCACGCCCGGAAGGATGGGCGCATCATTGGAGGTCCGGCGGTACGGGTAGTTCGCACCGCTCCATTCTGGGTCACTCGGGTTCTTCTTCGCGTCGTTGATCCCTAGGACCTCAACCGTCACGTCCTCGCCAAACCCGCCGCCGTCGCCCACCTTGCGGACTTCGTAGCGCGGAAATGCAGGGTCACGGATGTCGAGCACATCCCATGCCCACACCGCCTCGCCGTCGATGTTCCGGAGGCGGATCTCTGCAACTGCCAACGGGATGGTCGGGCGCTGCGGGTCGGCCTCGGCGACGATCATGTCAGGCGAGACTGGACGGTACGTCAGGCGACCGTCCACTACGTCGATACGCAGCCACATCTCGCGGAGGGCGATGGTCATCGCCTGCACGCGGGGCATCTGCGTCCACACTCCCGACTTCGCGATGAGGCCCTCCCCACCGATGAGTCCGTCAGCGGACGATGTCCCACCGTTCTTCATCGCAGCGTTCTCGGCGGCGTTGTGGTGCACGTCCGGCGCGGCATCGTAGAGTGTGCTCAACTCGTAGGCAATGACCCGGAATGGGTTAGCGCTCAGGTCGGGGATACCCCACGCCTGCCGACGCGTGCTCCC